GAGCACGGTCGGCGTAAATGCCAGCAAGCGCACTTCGCCTGCCGCGGGCGCGGCTTCGGCGCGAATCGCGTCCCGCAGGGCGAGCGTGGATCCCGCCAGCAGGCCCCCGGCGCTGTCCAGCAGAGCGATCTGTGCGGCGCTCAACGTGCCATTCAGCGAGACGATCTCCGGGGGGCTTCCGCCAAGTGCCGTGCGTGCCGCACTGTCGTAAAGGTAGATGCGCCCCGCGCTGTCCACCCACCACCACGGCTCGCCGATCTGGACGCGAACCGGAAGTCCGGCGCCCTTCTGGAGATTGGCTAGGGCCCGGGCGACCTTGTCGAGCCAGGCCATCGCAGCGCTGCTGGCGGGCGAAAGCAGAGCCGACGGGGGCACCCAGCCGGTCCTCGCGGGCGAGCCGTCGAACGCACGCTGCTGCCACGCGTCGGGGCAATGCTGCGCAAGGCACTCGTAGGAAAACGAGAGGATCGGCGAAAATCCGAACGGGGCTGCCGTGTCGAGAAAGCTCTGATGCCAGGTCTGGGCTGGCGTGCAGAACGCGGGAGCGGCAGGATCAACCAGATACCCAGCCGCCTCGGGCCTGAGGTTCATGAAGTGGCTCATCCCGACGTAGTGAACCAAGCTTCCCCGGTAGCCGAGCGACAGCAGATTGCGGATCACCCGTGCCGGCGTCAGATTGCAGCTGTCGTCAAAGGCGGTCGCACAGCCCACCCCGTGTGGCGGGACCAGAACGTCGCCGATCTCCAGCGTGGCCCGCTCGCCGTCGCAGCGGATCTCGCTCAGCTCGGCCCAACCTTCGGCGGGCGTCGCAAGCGCCGAAGTGCTCCCTGGTACATAGGTGGGCGGAACCAGCGAGATAAACATCCGGTCGATCGCGCTGGGATGAACCGGGTCGGCTTCGGCGGGCAGCAGGAATCCGCCGAGCAGTTCCTGAAACGGGATCTCGATGCGCGCATCTGTCGGTGTGCCTGATCGGGCGTAGTTCCACAGGCGAACGTACCACGTGCGCGCAGATCCATCCGCGTCGCGCCCTTCGATCGTCAGCGTTGGCCCATTGACCGCGTCCAGCGGAATGATGCCTCCCGAGCGAAACCGGAAACTCAGCGTCGTATGGCCGTAATCGCAGTCGGTGCGATAGGCTGTCAGCGGGTGATCGACGCGGTCTTCGCTCTCCCAGATCAGACCGGCCAGATCGCCGCGAGTGAGGAAGCGTACGTCCACGCGCACTGAATCTGCGGCAGGCACGGTAGCGGCCGCCATCATGGGACGAGGGAAATTCACTGTCCAGAACCGTGGATCGAACCGCTGGATCCAGTCGCGGTCCTGCCCCGAGCGGGACGATGCCAGCCAGAATGCCATCGGATGCTCCTAACCTTCGCGTAGTGCGCGGCGAACGGCGCTGGCAACTTGCCGGCTCGAGCGCTGGAGCGCTTGGGCGCTCTCGCTGCCAGGTGGGGTGGTCACGGTGATGGCGATCCGCACATCGCGCGGTGCGGCAGCCGTTGTTCCCGTCTCGATCCTTCCGGCGGCAGTGGGCACGAACATTTCGGGCCCGTTCTCGCCCACCAGATACCCGCGCCCCGGTGCCACAGGGCCACCGGTAGCGCGCCCGGGCAGCCCGAACACTGCACCGAGCAGCCCGCCCGTGCCCAGCAGGCCTCCGAGGCTACCGCCACCGAGCCCTGCGCCGGCGGCACCAAGGCCGCTTTTGAGCGCCTGCCCGGCAATCGCATCGAGCACGCCCATGGCGGTGCGGCGCAGGTCATCGAAACCGAGATTTCCCTTGCGGATCGCACCCAGCAGACCCCGCTCAAGCACATCGCCGGCCTTCGAAAAGCCGTCGGTGAGCGTGCCGTCGAACGTGCCGCGCATCGCGGCCATATCCTGGGCAAAGCCTTGCGTGTTTGCGCGAACGTCGACGAGTAGCGTATCGACAGCATCAGTCATGGTCCTGCTCCATCAGGCGCGCGAGGTCGGTCCGGGCCAGTGGCATGTCATCGAGATGCGCGATTGGCATGAGGATGGCAGCGAGTTCAGCCGGAGTTGCGTCCCAGAACTCCTGCGGGCGCCAGCCGAGGAAGCGGCCCGCAACCCCGGCCAGCTGCCCGGCCGCGGCCGCGAAAGTCTGGCTCACGCTGCCCCCTTGAGGATCTGCTCGAGGAGGCCGCGAAGCGGGCGGGTGCAGGCGGCAAGTCCCAGTTTCGCGATCGCCTCGCCCACGGCGTCGCGCGCGATATGCTCCCGGTCGGCAAGGCAGTGCCAGAATAGCGCTGCCATCTCGGCCAGCCGCAGTTCGCCGGAGCCGGCGCGCTCGACCAGGGCAAACAGCGAGCCAAGCTCCTCCTCGGCCGCGACCAGCGCCGTAAACGTCGGCCGCAGCAGGCGCGGGATTCCGCCGATTCCCAGGATTGCCTCGCCGCGGAGGGGATTGGCAGCAGGGCTCACGCCGTCACTACCTGGCCCGAGCTTTCCAGCGCCATCGTGTAATTGCGCTCGCCGTTGAAATCGCCGGCATAGTCAAGCCTGGCGATGAGGAACTTGCCGCGCAGCTTCGCGCCGTCCTCGAAGCTCAGTTCGTAGTCGGCGATCGTGCCGCCAAGCGCGCAATCGCGGATCTGGATTTCGGCGGCGCTGCCGAGGAAGATCCCCGCGGCGTTCACCGAGACGTGACGCACGCCCGCGCCCGAGAGCAGGTCGCGCCAGCCGCCGCTGTCCTTGCTGGTAACCACGACAGTGTCGCCCGTGATCGACATCTGCGTGGTGCGCAGGCCGGCGACCGTGCGGTAGGTGGGGGTTGCGGCCCCGTCGGAAATCTTGAGCAGGAAAGCTGCACCTTTCTGCGCGGCCATGGCGGTTCTCCGTAATTCTGGGATAGGGGGCGCGGCGGTCTGCGCCGATCAGTCCGCCAGCAGGCGGAAGCGGTATTCGGTCAGGATCGAGCGCACGTTGGCGGGCCTTTGCTGGGTTCGTGCCCGCAGAAACTGGGCGAACACGATGCGATAGCCGGCCTGCTCAGCCGGGATCGCGGCGATCCTGCTCTCGAGCGCGGCAATGAGTGTTGCGGCGGTGTCGGGCCGGTCGCCGCGGCAGTGAAGCTCCAGCGCGATGCGTACCTCGCGGCCCGCCCGGTCCTTGGCACTCCAGTCGATGCTCGCGCTGGTGGCAATCGCCAGCCAAGGCAGCGCGCCCTTGGCCGGGGCTTCCTCGGTGATGGAGTTCAGTTCCCCGGCGAGTGCCGGATCGGCGGAAAGCCAGTCGATCAGCGCGGTGCGCAGGGCGATTTCCATCAAACGGTTCCCTTGGTGAACAGGGGCCAGAGCAGGCTGGCGTTCCGCCAGATGCGCTCGGGCGCCCGCAGCGCGACGACGCCGGCCCGGCCCTGTGCTGCCCCGAGCCGGGCTGCCTGGTCGGCAAGCCGACCCACCAGTCCCGCAAAATCGGCGGCGGCAGAGAGGCTGCTCACAGCAGCCGCAGCCCGCGCCAGGGCCGCCACAGCGCGGCCACGGCTGCCGGCGGCATCGGCCCCGCCTCGCCGCTCTCGCGCAGGCGATAGTTGTGTGCGGCGAGACGGATCACCCCATGGCGCAGCCCGTCCGGGAGCGCGCTCCAGGCACCGGCGAGCCCGGCGGTGAAGCTGACCGCGATCCGCTCGGCGAGGCCCGGATCGAGCATCCTCACCCAGCCGGTACGGTCCGCGCGGAACTCGAACGCATAGGCCGAGGAGGCGAGCGTGAGCCGGGTGCCCGCATGGTCGATCCCGGCCACACCGGTCATGGCGATGATCGGGCGCGTCGCGATGGCCTGCCAGTCGGCGCTGACCGGGAGGACTTCCTCGCAGCCGGCCGTGAGCGGCATCGTGCCGGTGAAGGCCTCACACGTTTCCAGTGCCCCGCGCAGCAGCGCGGTCAGTGAGGCGTCCTCGCTCGAATTGGTGACGCCGAGCCATTCCTTGAGCTCGGCCAGCGCCGCTGGCGCGAGGGTCGCTGGCGCGACGATTGCCCGCTTCATGGCGGTCTCCTGGTTGTGTTCGGGAAGAAAGGGTGCGTCCGCGCCACCCGGGAGGGAGGCAGAGCGGCGCGGACGCGTGCGGCGGCGTTGGGGGGTGCCGCCGCAATCAGACTCGCGTCAGGTCGAGATCTTGAGCAGCTTGATCGCCTCGCTGTCGAGCACCTGGCCGCCCACGCGCTTGGTCGCGTAGAAGTTGACGTAAGGCTTGTTGGTGTAGGGGTCGCGCAGGATCTGGGTCGCCGAGCGTTCGGCGATAAGGTAGCCGTTGCGGAAGTTGCCGAAGGCGATCGGGAAGGCGCCGGCGGCGATGTCGGGCATGTCGTCGGCCTCGATCACCGGGTAGCCGAGCAGGCGCGCCGGCTGCCCTTCCATCAGGCCCGGCTGCCACAGGAAGCTGCCGTCGGCGGCCTTGAACTTGCGCACCGCGGAAAGCGTCGCCGTGTTCATGATGAACACCGCGCCCTGGCGGTGGCCCGACTTCAGCGAGTGGACGAGGTCGATCAGCTTGAGTTCCGGCGCGGTGTCGAAGCTGGTGGCATTGCCGCTGGCGACGAACTGCAGCGTGCCGAACGCGCGGGTGGCATCGTTGGCATTGCTGGTAGGCTGAAGCAGGAAGCCCTTGGGCTGGTTCGTGCCCGACCCGTTGATGAACGCTGCGCCCTCGGCACGGGCGAATTCCGAGCCGATCTCGCGGGCCAGCCACGCCTCGACGTCGAACACCGCGTCATCGAGCATGGCCTGGGTCGCCGACGGGTTGCGAATTCTCGTCGAGCACACGCCGCAGCAGCGGGACGTCGCGCGGCGTGGTCGTGGCGACGACGCGCGGGTCCTCGCCGAGGCGCAAGCCCATCAGCAGGTTATCCCATGCGGCCGTGGCCCGCCCGGAGCTGTGATCCCACTTGGCGATCTCGTCACACCATGCGTGGCTGTGCTGCGGGCCGCGCAGCGAGTCCGGCTCGGCTGCGGAATAGAGTGTCGCCTGCGCGCCCGACGGCCAGGTCAGCCGCCTGAGCGAGCTTTCGAACTTCGGGCGCAGCGCAGGAGCGCCGATCTGGCGCAGGCCGCTTTCGCCATCGACCATGATCGACCGCGCTTCGGCAAGGCTGGCCGCGACCAGCGCGATGCGCGCCTCGCCGTCCCGCTCGGCAATGGCGCGGACCCATTCGGCCCCGGCGCGGGTCTTGCCAAAGCCCCGCCCGGCCAGGATCAACCAGGTGCGCCATTCGCCTGCGGGCGCCATCTGCGCCTGCCTTGCCCACATCGGCCAGTGCCATCGCCAGGCGTTGCGCTCCTGCTGGGTCATCGCTCCGAGCAGGGCGTCGATTTGGCGGGGGCCGGCCTCCTTGAGCAGGCCCACCACGTCATCCACGGGCACGGTCGTCCGGTCCGGCGCAGAAGCTGGCGCGACGGCCGGGCCGTCCGACTTGCGAGCGCGGTTGCGCTTGGTGTCAGCCATGCTCAGGCCCAGGCTGTGCGGCCCGGTTTGCCATGACGTCCTCGCGCAGTCGCGCCAGCTTGGCGTCGAGCGAGGCGCGTATTTCCTCTGCGGTCACGTTGTCCTGCTGAGCCTGGAATTTCGCGCGGGTCTCCTTGTGGGCCAGCAGCAGCCGCAGCGCCGTGGCGTTGTCGTACTTGTTCGCCGGCACGTCGCGGCATTCGCCGCTGCGCAAGCGGTAGAGCAGTTCGAGCTCGAGATGGTCGTAGCCCTCGCAGAGCGCGACCAGCCAGGCCTGTGCGAAGCCACGATCCTCGCGCTTGGTCTTGTAGACCCAGCTGAGGCTGATATCGGCGCATTGCGCCGCGGCGGTCACGTTCGAGGTCTCTGCCAGGCATGCCAGGAATTGCTCGCGCCAGTTCTTGGGCGCACCGAAGCGCCGCCGGCGCACCGGGGCGCCGTCGTTGTCATGGGTCAT